CTCCCGCCAAATGCTGTTTTGTCTGCTTTCAGTGTTTCGGCTACCATGTTGTTAATGGTACGCATAATAAGTGCGTCCGCTTTGATAGTCATAGACTTTTCAACCGCTGAATAAATCATGCTTAAAAAGCCGTTCAACTGCTCGGCACTGCTGAAACTCTCTTTTACCTGTCTTTCGGTAATTGATACAGGTACTTCAAAAGTTACCTTGCTGTTAAAGAACTTTGCCGTAACGGTTGGTTTGTGGAATACGTCCTGTTTGTACTCTGTACCGTCCTGCAAGTTCCACGTGTCGTTTTCGGTGGCTGCTGGAATGTCTGCCGAAATCTTTTCCAGTACGCTGCCAAACTCCCAAGCGTCCATTAAAACGCTGGGTACTTTACCGCTGTAAGGTCGGTTTACAAATACCACCTTTCCAATGTGGTTTACCAAACTTTTAACGTAGTTGTCCACTGCGTTTGCGTTGAATACTTCTGTACCCAAGTCCACAACACCCGTTAAATCTTCCTGCACAATGTCGGTTTTGCCCAACACTTCATTTGATACGCTGTTAATAAGCGTGTAAATCTGCTTTACTTCCATGTTGTAAAATTTTTATTGTTAAACAATTATTCGTAAATATCTAATGTTATTTCGCTTACAAGGGCAAAGATAATTTTTTCCTGCCACTTGCTACGCCTTAACTCCATTTCTTTAACCACGTTTTCCGATACGTTGCCCGTTGTCCCCTGTTGTTCGGTGGTACTGGTAACGGTTTCGGTGCGTGTCTTGTTCTGCTCGCTGGTGTCCCGTTCACCGTCCGTAAACATATCATCGTTAAACGCCTTTTCTGCGTTTGTGGTGTTGTCCGTTCCCTGCTCGCTGGTGTCCCTGTTTTCGGTCTTTGTTACCCGTGACGTTGTGGGGGTTACTGCGTTATATTCTGTTGTCATCGCTTCCGCCTGTTTCAGCCAGTCGCCTAAACGCATTGAAATAATACCACGCAAAACGGCTGCTGCTGTTGTCGCTGTCAGCCCCTCGGACAAAGTACGGTTTCCATACTTAAACGCTGCCACTGCGTCCAGTGTTTCGGGTTCGGTACGGGCAAAAATGGCTGTGTACTCTTCCATGTAATCGGGGTAAAAGTATTTTTCAAATAACCCGTTGCCCTCTGTAAACAGTTCTTTGTACTTCATTTTTTGCCCCCTTTCTCTTCTTGCTGTTCCTCGGTGTCCTCATCGGCTGGCTGGTCTTTGTCCTTTTCCTGCTGGTCGGTGTCCTCGGTTTGTTCGGTCTGTTCCTGCTGTTCGGTTTGTTCCGTCTGTTCCTCGGTCGGTGCTGGTTGCTCGGTGTCCTCGTTGGTGGGGTCGTTTTCCCGTTCTTCCTCGGTTGTTACTTCCACGCCTGTAACCAAACTTTCGTAATTTTCGTGTTCAAGATACCATGAACTACCCAAACGCACGGTTATTTCAGTACCGAACATTTCGTTTACCTTTTTAAGTGCCTTTTGTCTTTCATGTAGCATATTATCCACATACGGCAAAAGTACGTCCACATTCATAGCAACCTCGCCCGTGTTCAGTCGTTCACGCTTCATGTTGTAATTGGCATTTAGTCCCAATTCGTTCAACATATTAGCCTTATAATACTGCACAAGTTCCACAAGTTGCGTTATATACTGGGTGTTGCTGGTGGCTGCTGTCTGCATATTAACGCCCTTAAAAAAGGCGTTTTCCCCGATAACGGAAAAGTCCCCGTCCAGTATCTTTTTTAAGAACTCATCGGCACTTTGCTTTGTCTTGTCATCGCTGGCACTTATCAGCATAGTAATACGGGTTAAAATGCTGGCTGTGTTCAGTGATATAACACCGTCCGTATATAACACGGCAAATTTTCCTATAAGTGGCAAAAGGCTGTTGCCGTTGGTGTCGTTCTTTATAAATACACCGTCCACGCCTATTTTATAGGACTTATTCAGTTTTAACGCTGGGTTCGCTACCGTGTAAATTGTCGGTCTGTTGTACGGGTCGGGTTCTCCACCTGCTGCACCCTGTAAGGCGTACAAGTCCCCGTTTACCTTTGCAAAAAAGGCGTTGCCCTCTGTCTGCAAAAGCCTTTCCAGTTCCTCGGCTGGCACGGTGTCGGGTAAGCCCTCATATACAAACATCGCCTGCGTTTTCGCCAACGTGTTTTCAATGAAAGACAGTACCGCCATGTCCTTATTTTTAACGTAGGACTGGAAACGCTGGTATATGTTTTCTTTTTTCTTCATACGCACGTATAATAAATTTTCTGCAAAGATACAAATTTATTTTGTTAAAAGTGTACCGTTTGCAGAAAAATTTTCATTTTAACGTTATTTTAGTGATATAATGTTGGTTTTTGCACTCGTTATAAGGTAATTTCGTACTATTTCGCCCACTTCGTTATCTTGATAGAAAACTTTGTCAGTTGCGAAATATCGGGCTACCTGTTGTTCTATGTACGTGGCACTGCTTATAAGTTTACGTTTGTAGTTTGGTTTGCCGTTCATTTCCAGTGAGTAAATAAGGCTGTTTTCCGTGTCCTTAATCGGGGTTGTTTTCATGTGTATATACGTGAAATTCTCGTTACCCACCTGTATAATGTTGCCCTGCAAAATAGTGTCGTTAAACTGTATGTAATACACAAACAAAACATCTTTCGGGGCATACTTCACGGGCAAATGTGGATATACTGCCAGTTCCCATTTACCACCCGTTATCATCTGCAAATTTTGGTTGTCGAAACAAAAGTATTTGTTACTGGCTTTGTGCTTCACTACCGTACTGCAATACTCAACGGCTACCGTTGCCCCGTGTTCCCCGAAACGGTAAATGTCTATTGTACCCTGTTCCATTACTGGAACTTGCTTTAACCCCATTTCGGTAAAATACGGGCAATACTTGTTTACGGTATTACCCAGCATGAAAACTTTTACATCGTCCCTTTGTCGTATTATGGTACTTAATAGGTTCATAAACAACATAAACTCATCGGGCAAATAGTAACGCCTTGTTAGAAACTCATCAAATATCACGGTCGTAACATTCGGGTAACTGCTGCTTTTTTCGTGTTCCTGTTCGGACAAACAAAAGCCGTAACAAAACGGCACATCGCACGGGGTACGCTTGCCCGTTTCTTCGTTGTAGTACGACAAAAACCACTTGTTCGACATATAGAACACTTCATTAAATTTCCCGTCTGTGAGGGTCGAAATAAGCCCGTTTGCCGTGTGGTTTGCAAATAGGCTTTCGGCACGTTTGCCCCTCAAATCTTCACGCCAACGCCTTATATATGCCATTTGCTTTCCAGTCTTAACAAACTGTTCCAGTCCATACCGTAACGCTGCGTATGTCTTACCGTTTGAACGCTCGCCAAATATCAAATTATAGTCTGCGTTCTTTCCCAGTATTTCCCCCAAATCGTAGTATTTCGGGGTGTTGCTTTCCTGCTGTTTCTTCTTTGCCATATTCTTTAATCTTTGAATTTGATACCACGTAAATAATTAAGATAGATAACGGACAAACTAAGGCTGTACCCTGTCGGTTCAAGGTGTACCCCCGATTTTTCGTTATAGTCACTTTCATTGCCTAAATAGTCAAATATGCAGCCAGTTATGCCGTAATCTATGTATGTGTGTATGTTCTTTCCAGTTGCTTTCGGGGGCAAATCCAAATAGTTTGTAAACGCTTCAAATATACCGTTTTGTCCGTACTTCTCCATAAGGTACGGAATAGCATATTTTTTGTTTACGCCCGAAACCGTCAAAGATACGGGGTAACTTTTGCCCCCTGCTTTCAGTGCGTTTTCTTGCTCTACCATGTAGCGTTTTGCCCCCAGTGTCTTAAAACGGGTATAACGCCCCTCATAGTCCCAAACGCCTAACAGTTTGGTAACGCCTTTTATTGTTTTCGGCTGGCACATCTCAAAGGGTATGCCGTGGAACTTGCACGCCCTGCGTAACTTCTGTTCTGCCTGTTTGTTGTAGGTGCTGAAATACGTTTTGTGTTTGTCCCCCTGCATTAACTTTATACTGTCGGTGTCGCTATATACATAGTCGTCTTTCGCTTCATATATTCCAGTGAATAAGTTACGCCTTGCGTATGCCGTTACAAAGATACCCCACGGATAAAACAAAAAACGGTTCTTGCTGGAATTGTAGGTATATAGTAAGTTGTTTTGCTGTTCGGGTGTCATGTGTTCGATGTCCCATTCCCCGTTATATACAAACTCATCACGTAGGGGGTTTGTTACACACATACCGTAACAACTGTTTAACATTTCCTTACTGTTCAAATACTCTATTTCCATACCGTCCACGCCTTTTAACGTGGTTTTCTTTTCGTATAGGTGTAATATAGCCTTTACAAACTCTGTCGGCAAATACCCACGTTTGTAACAATACATAGTACCCACACGCATACTTTCCCAGTGGTAAAAGTTCTTTATTATGTGAAAATCTATTTCGGTTATTGTAAGGGCTATTTGTTTGGCTGCTGCCACACGTCCGTTATTTTCCACCACGTTTTGTTTTATAAAACACTTGCTGGCACTTATCGGGTTATCCTGCGTTTCACTGGTGAATATGTTGTTAAACTCAATATCAAACACGCAACAATACTTTGATATAAAAAACTCAAAGTGTTTCATACTCTTTACCTGTATGCAAACGCCCTTACTCATCGGGTACTGTTCGGCTACCATTACATAAGGGTAACTGCTGGTAAAGTCGTAACTATCCACTTCGGGGGTTATCTCATCTGTATATATTGCGTTTGCGTGTGTGAAACCGCCTGCAAAGGCACGTTGCAACATTTTGAACTCATCTATACCCGTTATTTGTAGTTCCTGCATCAAATTAACGTAGTCCCAGTTTGGCACGGTCTTTCCCTCTGCGTTCTTTGTACGCAAACAGTGTTTACGGCAATACTTCCGTACAAACCCCGTCTTTGTCAAAGGTAGGTTGCAAATGTGCTTTACTTCTTCTATTCGTTCCTGTATATAGCACATAACTACTTTTATATCATTGACACAGTACCCCAATTCTGTATTTGTGAGGGGTGTTTGTCGGTGTCTTAATAGTGAGTAATCAAGGTCGCCCGTTTTCTTCTCACACTTGTATTTAACCAACTGTTCCCCAAGTTTAGCCAGTGAGTAACCCGATAACAAATAACTGCATCGGAACTCTATAAAACGGCTGGTAATAGCGTAAATCGGCTTTCGTAAATCTATACTGAAAACCTTTGCCCAGTCAAACCAATTTCGTATAAACTGGAACTCATACGAAAGGTTATGCACGTAACATATTAACCGCCTTTTCTCCCCCAGTTGTAGGGTGTCGGCTATCACATCGCACATTTCCGTAAATTCGTCCCACGTCCTGCCAACTATCACACGCCCGTTAATACCAAACTGCCAAACGTACATTATAGCCGCCTTTTCCAGTTTTATTTTACATTTCTGCATAAGTCTTTGCGCCTGTTCGTAGTCGTATGCTGTCCCGTCCTCATCACGGTAAAAACTGGTTGTTTCAATGTCAAAGGAACAAGGCACGTTATAAAAGTGTTCCCCCTTGCTGTTGCCTGTCAAATTCTTTTCATTAACGGATAACTCTAAAACGGTGGCTATGTCAGTCGGTTTGTATATTCGGGTATCTTTTTCATTAAACGGTATTTTCTTCATATACTTACATACTGAATTTGTCGAAATCGTCCATTATCTTTTTAACGTCCTTTTCCATAAGTTCCACCACGTTCCAATGGTCGTCCGCTGCCTGTTCTAACTGGTTATCCAGTACGTTTGCAAGGCTTTGGGCTTCGCTCTCTATTTGGTCGCTCAGGCTTCGGGCTTCTGTTTCCAGTTCCCCCGTAAAGTCTTTGTAACGCATTAGGTAGCGTTCTACAAAATTAGTGTCATCTATGCTTTGTAACTTCTTTTGTAGGTTCTTTGCCATTAGGTCGAACTCATCGGGTTTAAGGTCGTAGGACTGCATTAAATGTCTGTTGTACTGTCTTACACCCGTTGCCGTACTGGTAGGCTGTCGCAAAAACGAAATTGCCTTTGTGTACTCCATTTTTAGGGTGTTCCAGTCGCCACGCATCGAAAACTTTGTATAGGTGTCTATGTCCCCCTTTTGCAGTGCTGCAACCGCTGGACTAATTAACCCTGCGTTTTCTATGTTCTGAATACGCCTGTTTGCCCGTTGAAATACCTTTGCAATCTCGCTTCGTGCTGCTGGACTGCTTTCCAGTTGGTCTAATATCCACTTTTGTAGGGGTTGTTTCGTACTGCGAAACACGCCCCCAGTAAATGCAATTTTACCGCCTTTCATGTCTTGTATCTCTTTTAACAAAAGGGGGTAAGCGTTTTACTCACCCCCTTTTATAAGTAAGACAATACAGAAATTACAAGTCCACAAACGAAATACTGTAACACTTCTTTCCGTGGCTCTCGTACTCGTAAATGGTGTAACCTACTTTGCCGTTCTTAATCGCTTCCACGGCTTCACTGTCTGCCAGTATTTCACGGGCTGTTTCTGTCATGTGTGATGGTAGGTTTACCAACTTCTTTGCGTCTGCGTCAATAATAACGGGGCTGTCGCCTAAACCGTTCTTACTGGCGTGTACGAAAATGCCGTTAATCGGGTGTACTACATCGTTGCCACCGTCTTTCTTACTGTTGAAAATGTCGGCTAACTTGATATACTCAAAGTTGCTGGTGTCAATACCGAAACCGACTTTGTTAAACTTACTTGCAAATGTTGCCATAGTTGTAAAAATTTATTTGTTAAACATTCATTGAACTGTCTTTTTGTTCGGTGGCTGTGAACTCTAAAAGCCACTTTTTGAAACGGTTTATCTTCATAACCGCTTTGTCATTCTTGCACACCTCGTTTGTAGTAATAAGGTGGTTCAATGCTGTTAGCACCTCAAAACTGTACTCGTCAAACGGGTTGCGTACTGGTTCGTTTTTTGTCTGTTCCATATTACATATATTATTTGTTAAACATTCATTGTGTATCAAACACGGTGCAAAGATACAAACAATTTTCGACATAACAACACATAAGCGAGAAAAAATTTTCATTTTTAGAATTTTTAACAATCAACTTGCAACCCCGTGAAAGTTTCTGCAAAAATTTTCAGCAACTCACAGCACCGATTTACTTTTGTATATTTATTCACATTTGTAAATTTACATTTGTAAATTCGTGCAAGCCGTTGAAAATCAACGAGTTACGGGGGCAAGTGTTCCACGTGGAACATTTTTGTGCAAGGCGTT